TTTGAGCATAAGATTTAGCCCCATACTTTGTCTGCCCTGCAGTATCAACAGTCAAAGCGGTAGCGTTCACACCAACAACCTGCACCTGATTGTAGAGTTGCTCCCCACCATAAGCGACATCTAACTCTGTGAAAGGGATACCTGTGCCGTTAGCATACGCTGTGCCTTGACTATTAGCGTCAGCAAAAACAAGGATAGAAGGTGCTGTAGCAGTAGCAGCAGTAGAAATAGTCATGCCTGAGCTAGAAGCGTAAGTGTCACCTAACCAAGCGACATCGTATCTGTTTGTTGCATCAGAAGTGTAAGGGTTGTATGTGCCATCAAAATAGTTGACCCAAGCAGTTCCACGTTCAATCTGCAAGCCGTTAGCATAAAACTGATCTGCGCTAGTCGTGCCGTTAGTGAAAATGTATAGGCTTACACCTGCAGGGACACCTGAAGCAACAGTTACAGTGCCAGACATTTGACTCCAAGTAGCCGTTCCAATACCTTTAGTTGAAATAGACACTCCAAGACTAGCCCCAGAAGCATCTTCAATAATCAAGTCACCTTCAACAGTTACAGCACCTGAAGCAGCCTTAAACCAGCCAGACCAAACATAAGCTGTAGCGTTAGAGTCAGGATTATATTTGTCAACATTATTTTCGTTGTAAGTCATTTCTGTTGCTGCAGATAAAACCTCAATTTTAGATTTATTAGGTGTGCCACCATAAGGCGGATTAGTGTTTGTAGGGGCAGGGTCATAGCCGTTATACCACCCGTCAGTAACACCTGCCGTAGCTGTGCCAGGATACTTTATAAGATTCTGTCTAGTGGTATTAGTCCATAAATAGTCGGTGAAACTACGATCCTTGAAAGTCAAAACGGCTGAAGCATTACTGTAGAAATCGCCTGGCTCAGTTCTAGCAAGATTCTGCAGATAAGACAAAACGTTATCTCCAGCATTATTGACATCCCCACCAACAGGGGTTTGAGTTGACTCAATCTTGCTGTATTCGCTAGCCCCAAAATTGTTGTAGTTCAAAACCCTTTTCATGCGATCAGAAGTTGACTCAACAACATACTGTGTCCCGCCAGTAAAGTTTTGGCTAGAAGCCTTAAACAACTTATCTAAAGCAGTAAGAGTTGCCTGCCCATCAAAGCCAGCCTGCCCATAACTTAAATCCCATGACTGCACAACACCTGTAAAACGTCTAACCCCTGCAGTCGTAACAGTAACTTTCGCACCAGGTTGCACCATCGTATAGCCACCCACCACATACCAAAGAATAGAAGAAGTGTTTAGCGGGTCAAAAGTTCGGTCATTATTAGTGAAAGTTATAGAAAGTGTGCCTGCACTATAGTCATCAAGCTGACGAGAAATACCCTTATTGATACTCAAACTATTGACATAAGAAGTTATGTCAACATCACCGCTAGATCCAAACTGCAGCGAAACAACATAAGGAGAAGGTAAAGGCATTATCTGCCGTATTTTCCTGTAACAAAATACGCTGGCAAAGCACCATTAGTTTTTACATATTTAGCAATCGCATCAACAGTAGCTTTAGGGTCAGCGTTAGTAACAGTAATGTTGAAGATAGAACCCTTTTGAGCGTTAGCAGCAGCTTCAGCCTTGAACCCAAACAAGTCATTTACGTTGCCTGTATTAGGGATAGCCATAACTTCACCCCTAGAACCAAACACACCTGTAGCAGTAGTAGCCTTCAAACCCTTATTAGCCAAAGCCTCTTTAGTAGAAGCATCAGCCATACCTACAGCAATACCTGCAGCTAACTGAGATATAACTGCTGCAGAAACAAACATCAAACCAACAGACAAAGCCCCACCTGCAACAGTAGCCCCACTTGTTGCCAAACCACCTGCAGCACTTTGCGCTGAAATCAAACCTATTGCTTTAGCAAGATTAGTAATAGTAGTTGTCGCTGAAGCAAGCATCATGATGCCCTTCAAAGCAAGCAAAGCAGGTAACGCTTTGACAAGCTGAGTAACAACATTGCCAAAACCTTTCATAGCATCACCATTACCAAACAAAGCAAAAAACTCTTTCACCCCACCAATAGTTTGAGCGACAGCATCCTTAACCTGCTTAAACATTGCACCTGCTTCAGTCTTAGGGTTAGAAACATCTTCAAGGAACTTACCAACCTGATCTATAGCACCGCCAGGCTTCATCATCTCATCAATAAACTGTGACAGATAAGGCAGAATCACCATACCTAGTTTCTCTTTGAGGTTATCCATAGCAACATTGAACTTTGCAAAAGGGTCAGCCTGTTGAGCTGCAGCACCCTCAACTTCTTTAGTCAAATCAGCCAAAGCATTTTTAGATTTCTTCAGTTCAGGGAACATGCGAATAAGAGATGTCGTATTTCCGTTGTAGGCCTTAGCTAACGCTGTTGCCACAGTATCTAAACTCTTGCCTGAAACTTTGCTGGCATCAAGAGCAAGTTTTAGAAGTTGCTGTGACTTAGCTGTTGAACCTGTAGCACGAGCAAGACGAGCCTGAGCAGGGCGCAAATCGTCATCAACAATACCCACCTGAGTAGATAAGGTGTCTATGAATTTATTGTTAGCAGCAATCTGACTATTAGTAGCGTTAGCATTCTTCTTCAACTGATTGTTTAGAAGTTGCATACTCTTCTGATCGGCTGAAGCAGCCTTAGCAGCGTCAAGAAGAGTGTCAGCAACCTGTTTTAGCCCTAAACCGATACCAATACCAGCAAGAGTCTTTTTCAACCCCCCAAAGCCATGCTGTGCCTTCTTGATACCAGAATCATCAAACTTAGAGAGAATACTTGCAATCAGTGACATAACTAAATCTTCCTAGAAACTTTGGCGGAGTAACGCTCCCAAACCAATTTTATCTGACGTTCAACATCAGGCAGAGTTTTATCTGCTTCCTTATAAAAGAAGTTATACAACCCTGAAGATCTAACCTTGCCGATAAGTTTCTGACCTTGACCATTATTTCTGTGCCTACGAGTTGTGCCATTCCAAGAATATTCTTTAGTAACACCATATCTAGGAGAACCTGACCCCTTACCTGCAGTGCCAGATAAAGCAACCATAGGATTACGAACCCACACCTTAAACAAGCTATTTGTTGTCCTATAACCCCTTGCCCTACCTGTGCTAAAACTTGATGTCACATTATCTGGGGCTACTCTTGACCCGCCCTTCTTCCAAGTCCCATAATCCCAACTCAACCTGCCCTGACCTTCAGAATGACCTGCACTACCAAAAGGGCTAGTAGTAGGAATAATGTCTTTAATGCTTTTTTCCATAGGGCGAGAAATCTTTTTCATCTCTGCAACCATTTGCTTCTTTAGTCCAGGTTCAAGCTGATTCAACGCCTTGACTACGGCTTTAGCATCTAAAACAATATCGGCATCAAGTGCCTGAGCTTGTTTCCTACGAACAAAACTACCCATTAGAGTTCCTTTGATGTTGAAGAGCAAATAGCATGGTGTTTAGCATGCGATCAGATTCTTGCATTAGAACTGATGGTGCTATCCCTGTTGCGACACTCAGGTTTGCTATCAACCAATGAAATGAGTCAACACCTAGTGCTTTTAGGCTTTTGGGTCTGCTACTTCCACATTCGCTACAAGTTCAATCCAAGCATCAAAAGTTTCTGCAGTTTTCTTTAGTCTTGTAACCGCAAGCCAGGCAAGGTAAAGAAGGTGTGTAACTTTTTCTAGTTTGTCAACACCTAAATCAAAGTGTGCTTCCCATTTGACGATATCGCCTGCAGAAGTAGTTACATCAAGGAATGTGCCATCAGATAGTGCTATGCGTAGGGTTATCTGATTCATGTTTAGACTGTTCCCCTGCTGACAGTTCCATTTGTAGGCCAAGTAACGCTGAAGGTTGCAAGGTCACCGATGTTACCTGAAACAGGGGTTAGATCTGTTACAAGTGCAATCGCTGTGTATGCAGGGTTGTTTGTTGATACAGCTGTTGAAGTAGGTTTGATAACGACAGTAGCGTTAGCACCTAACAAGGGCCACAAAGTCGCATCAACTGTTGCTGAAGCGTAATCCTGATTGAACTGAAGAGTAAGAGAACCTTCCTTCAAACCTGCAACACGAGTAACCCAGGTGCTACCAAAAGAAGTTGTTGTGATGTCGTTAGCTGAAGTTTTTAGTTCAACCTGAGTCAGGTATGAAGCCAAAGCTGTAGATCCGTTGATGCTAACGCTGAAGTCTGTTGCGACAAAGATTGCCATTTATTATCCTTAACTTGCGAATACTTGAACCGAGAATTCGGCACTGTAATAGTCTATTCCATTGACAGACACCGCTCCAATAGCGTTTGTTTCAGCAACAAACACATCAAAAGCGAAACCTGCCAAAGTGCGATCAGATTCAACCGCATACTTGATTGACCCTACACCTGGCGCAACCAAAACATCCATAGAAGTCTGTGCAACACGCTCAGATACCCTACCCAAAACAACCATGACCTTAAAAGTGTATTCAGCCATAGAACGATTGTTTTGTTTATTGTAGGCAACCTTATCTAAAGCAATCATCGCCATAGGCGGATTCACTAAGTCAGGCAAAGTTTCTACAACACGCAAACCCTTGATAGTGCTGAGATTAGCTGCCAAACCTGATCTAAGGTCACTGATAGCCATTACGCACCAGTTCTTAGAAGCCTGTAAGGGTTGATGAGCTGTGCCACATCGCCGTCAATGCTAGAACCGACACGCATAATTCCCATGTCCGATACACCTGCAACACCAAGCGGAGATTCTAAACGCTTGAACAGGCGAGAAGCCTGAATGATAGTCGCAAACTTTATCGGGTCGGGAGTGCTCTGCCAGCCAAACGTGCCTGTAACCTTCACCAAAGCCATCTCAGCCCAAACAGGGAACAAATAGTTATCGGTTGCCGTAATCGCTGTGTAAGGCGAATACGCTCCGTTAGCACGTTGATTAGGGTTCATCAACTGATAGTCCCCAGACTGCCAAGTCGTATCAAAGATAAGCGGATCAGTGCTAGAAGTTTTCAGCTCAGTCAAAACCTGCAAATCATCAATCAAACAAATAAAACCATCACTAGCCTGATAGTAGCGAACTTCACCAGCCTGACCGGAATAAAAGTAGCGGTTACAGTATTGATCAACCATACGAGAAGCAGCGTTGATGCTGTTCTCAATCAAAGCGTCATCAAGAGTATCTGTAATTCTTAGTGAAGCCTTAACGTCTGCTAAAGAACAGTATGCATTTGTTACAGCCAAAATAAACTCCTAAAGTTCAATCTTTAGTTTATCTTAGTTATCTGAATAAGAATATCGTCAGCCCTACCCTTGACAGCAGTAAGATCATAGATTTGAACAGCCAAACCAGTAAACTCACAAATTTGTTCACTCAAAGACTTAGCTACATCCATGTCCAAAACATCTTCAATAAAATACTTGCCGCCCACCAGCAAATAATCCCACAAATTATAGAAAGCCCCAATCTGAGCTGCTTCAGTATGTGACCCATCATCAATGATGTAGTCAAACATGCCAAACACTTTATCCACAATTTCAGCCTGTTTAGTGGCATCACACAGCAACACTTCAAAGCCATCAGACTGCCAAAGCAACCTATTTAAATCAATGTCTAAGCCGACAACCCTAGAATTAGGTAGATACTCTGCCCACATCTTTAGAGAATGACCCTGCCAAACACCAATCTCCAACAAAGACTTACCTTCATCTGCAGAAATTTGGTCAGCATAAATGTCTATGTAACTATGTGCAGTGCCTTTATCTCCACCAGCATCATCCATCTGATAAGACTTATAGACATCCTGTAAAGATTTCACATAAGCCTTTGAGTCCAAGTTTTAGGTGTCAAATCAGAGTCAATCTCAATAGGAAGATGATACTCAAAAGGCTTCACCCTAGGTCTAATCCAATCAACCAAATCATGCAAACCTTGATCTAAACTGACAGTCGTTTTATAGCCTAAAAGTTGTCTAGCCTTATCTGAGCTGCATAAAGCAATAGGCACTTCTTGCGGTCTGCCAGGCATAAAAATAGGGTTCAACTCAAAGCCGATAATAGCTGCCAAACGTTCTGCAAGATTCAAAATGCTTATAGGCGATTCATCAGGGCCAATATTGATAACCTGACCTACAGCATTTGGTGACTCACAAGCCGTCAAAATAGGGGCAATAACATCCTGAATAAAACTGAAACAACGTTGCTGACTGCCATCACCATAAATGATAGGTTGCTTACCCTGCAACATCCTGTTAGTCATAATGCTGGCAACATTCCTAAACGGATCATCAAACTTCTGTCTAGCACCCACAATGTTATGTGGAACTAAAACGACTAATTCAACATCATGCACTTTAGCCAGGTTAGATAACAGTTTCTCAGCTGACAACTTTGCGATACCATAAGGGTCTTGCGGTTTAGGGTCAAGGCTCTCATCAAAGACATGCCCTAAATTGTCCCCATAACGTGCCATAGAAGACATGTAAACAAACTTTGGCACTCTAGCCCGAATAGTTGCTGTCATGGCGTTCACGCTTATCTGAACAGTGTTTCTGACCACAAGAGCAGGGCTGAACACACTCAAACCTTCATAAGCTGTGCAAGCAGCATGAATAACCAAGTCTGCACCAACAAAAACAGGCGTGATTGCTTCCAAATCATCTAAATCAAGGTTGTAAAACTCAACACCTGCAGGCACATTATCTAAACTTCCACCCAACAGATTATCTATGCCACGAACCTGCCAGCCTTTAGCCAAATAAGCGTCAGCAACATGGCTACCTAAAAACCCTGCAACACCGGTAACAACAACTAATCCCAAGAGTTAACACGCCTAATCTGCAACTGCCAGCGACCTTCATCAAACCTGCCAGCATCAACCTTGTCCCTAAAATACTTTTCATTATTAGCAAACGTCACCTGATTACGCTCACTCAACTTGACATCACTTCTGATAGTAGAACTGTTGTCATGCTCCAGCTGTAAAGGCAGACGATCTACACGCAAACCTGCCTTAGCAATTCTTCGCTCATAATCGTTATCTTCAAAATAGATTGGATGCAAGCCTTCATCAAATAAACCTACAGTTTTCACTATTTCTTCCCCAACAACAAAAGTCTGATAATAAGGAAACTTATCGCACAAAGTTAGAGCATCAGATTTAGCGGTTTGTAGCAAAGTCAAATCACCTGGTGCAAACACGCAGTCAGCCGAAGTAATAAACCAGCGTGACTCAAACGGCAACATCTTGATACCCAAGTTCCATGAAGAAGCAACACCAAGATTAGAAGGCAAATCAATCCAATGCAGATCTACTAGGCGTTCATTAGAATAATGGAATCTTTCTTCAAAATTAGCGTTATTGATTACATAAACTGTTGCTTCAACATCAATGCTTTCAAGCATACGCTTCAACAAATCAAATCTGTTTAGAACAGGAACAATCAACTTCATTTAGTTGCTAACTTCTCAATCAACGGAATCCAAGACTCATCAAAAACTTTGTTTGCATCATACTGACGAGCAAAAGTAAGAGTGTCAGGGAACTTACCTTTACCACGCTGATAAGCCTGCTCCAACGCATCCACAATGCCCTGCACGTTAGGAACATTGAACCAACAGTGCTGACCGGCATCCCAGAAGGGCTGACCATTGACCAAGTATGAATCAGGGGAAGCAAGTTCAGCCGAAGCTGCAAAGTTAGAAGTAATAATAGGCACACCACAAGCCTGAGCTTCAATCTGTGGAATACCAAAACCTTCACCATAGTTACAGAAAAGCCCTACATCCCAAGCCGAATAGATAGCAGCCAAAGTCTTTTGACTTATGCCATAACTGTAGGCAATAGGGTCAACGAACTTCACACGATCAGAAGGCACACCACAAGCAGACAAAATGTTAGGCAACACAAACCCCGACTGCTTCCCATAAGGTTCAGTATGCAAATACAAGACAACATCATCATGCTTCTTAGCGAAAATAGCGAAAGCAAGAAAGTTCTCTGCCACAGCCTTCCTATGAATAAAGCCACCAGCCTTATTAGCGAAATTCATGCCCACAACAAACTTGTCACCATCATCACCGACAAACTCACGCCCAGAAATACCTTCAGGCAAAACTTCTGTAGGAGTAAAGATTTTAGTGTCAATAGCGTGTGGAATGTATTCAGACTCTATGCCAGCATTTTCAATCATCTCCTTACCAAACTTGCTCATAGCAATCGGAGTGACATTAGGCTTCTTCAACCAGGCTAAAACCTTTTCAGGTGCAGGCTGATGATCTATCGGAGTCCAAGAAGCAATAGGCAACGCATCTAAAGCAGGATTATCTAAAACCCAAACATCATAAAGCGTGATAAGAAAGTTAGGCAGCGCAGAGTTCTCAGCTGACCAATGTTGATGATGCAACGGCAACACATCCGTAGAATACTGATTCATGCCACGACTGTAATGCGGTATCTTCCCCGAACCTGTATCAATAAAACTATTGACACCTTCACCACCATAGTTAGACAACATCGCAACCTTATGACCCTGCCTAACAAGACGTTGAATAACCTGTTGCGACTGAGTGCCATAACCTGTCGGCTGATTGAGCGAATTAGAATACCAAGAAATACATGCTTTAGTCATGCCCCTAGCCTAATAGAAAACACCCCCCAAAACAGTCCTACGCAACTGAATTAGGGGGTGAAATCTAGGAAGGTAAAGAAGCCTTAGCTTGCTCCACCCTTGAACTTCTTGATGTTTGCAGTCTGCACTAGCGCACCATCAATTCTCCATGTTGCTCTCCAAGTGGCAAGGTCATTACCAAATGCAAAGTCATCAGAGCGGTCAACCTGTAGGCCACCAGCGTTTCTAACGTAAAGCGCCTTTAGGTCACCAACAGCAAGAGAGTTCACACCAAGACCAGGTGATGGCATTGAAGGAGTTTCAATAACAGGAACACCTAGAACCAAGTCACGAGCATCCTGACCTAGACCAATGTTGAACAAGTATTGGCCGTAAGAGTCCTTTAGCTTACGCAACGCTGCAATAGAAGTGCTGTTTGCAAGCATAGCGAATGAAGGCTTGTTACGAACTGCACCATCAAGGCTGTAAACAAGGTCAATGACGTTGTCTGCAGTGAAAGCACCAGATACACCAGTTGAACCAGTTACACCAGTTCCAGCAACAGGCAAGAAACCTGTAGGCTCTACAGTTCCTGTTCCGTTGATCAACTTGTTACCGATTGCTAAACCAAATGCGTTACCGAACTGCTCTGCAAGGAATCCAACAATGTCAACGCCAGCATCAAGAACTAGCTCACGAGATAGCTGTGACAAAGCTGAGAACTTGAAAGATCCAAGTGTCGTAAAGGCATTGAAAGTCGGCTCAGAAGTTCCAATAGAAACACCCTGACCAACGATAGTTGCAGTAGAGAAACCAGACTGAGAAGGAATCTGTAAGTTCTCACCAGAAGCAGTGTTGATTACAGTTGCATACTCAAGCAAAGGGTTTACAAGTCTTGCAACCTTTACAATCTCGTTGTAGAAAGATGTAGGCACTGGCGCACCAGTAGAAGAACCAGTGATACGCTTTTCCATTTGGAATTCGTAACCACGAAGTTCGCCCATAGCCATCTTGCGAAGAATGTCAGACTCGTTGTCAGATACAGTTGCACCAGCAAAGTTCACTGCAGCAGCCTGCATAGCTTCAGAAGTCTTAGCATCACGCTGTTCTAGCTCAATTAGTTCATTGCGCTTGTTGATGTCAGCGGTTAGATTAGCGTATTTCGCTTCATCTTCACCAGACCAAACACCGCCACGAGCTTCAACTGAATCAATCAGTTCCTTAGCTTCGTGCCATGCTTTAGCCTTAGCATCAACCTGCTTTGCGATAAATTCGCTCATAGGTTTGTTCCTTTCAAGAACATAAATAAATAAGGGGGGATTTTAGGTTTAGAGATACACTCACAGAACCCTGCCAGGGTGATACACAGCCACTAACAACTTAAGTCTATACAACATGTTTATACACGCTAAAAGAAAACCCCCTGGGACAAATCAGGGGGAAAGAACTAGTGTTCTTTTTTATTTACCTAAGGGGTAAATCTATTAGCCGAGAGAGAGGAACTCAGCTCTAAACAGTTTATACCCTAGACATCAACAAATCTAGTTGCTTCTTCTTCAAATCTAGCAAAGCCTGTGGATTAGTAACTTCAGGGTCTTTCTTTAGAACCTTACCTAAAGTGTCTGTCAATAGTTCGCCCTGACGTTCAGTAAGTTCATCGCCAGACTCCAACGCCAACAAAGCGTCAGTCAGTTCTTCAGCACTTACCCCACGAATTTCAGCGAGCTTCAAAATCTTTTCAGATAGTTCAGTCATAGATCTAACATTAGCAGTTCCATCAGTGGCAGTATAGGCAGGGAAGGCCACACCCACAGAAACTTCATGCACATTGACACGCTTCAAAATACGTTCAGAAGCAGAAGCCCACTCATCGCCACCTGCAGGGATACGGAAACCAAAACTAAACGCCGTCACATCGCCACGCTGAATTGAGATTGCAGCATCTTTACCTGCCTGAGTTTCTGGCAAATCGGCTTCAACAAGCAAACCACGAGTATCTTCAATCAAACGCAAAGTGCCTGCACGAGTAGAACCCAACACAACGCTAGTGTCATGATTCCACAAAAGTTTGATGTCATTCTTAGACTCTAAAGAAGCTCTAAACGCACCAGGTTCAATAGTTTCAATAAAAGGCAACGGCTGTGAAGGGCTATTGAATACAGCTGCATAACCACGCAAAGTCATGCCATCACCTTCAGCACGAATCTCTAAATCATGCAAAACTGCTTCACGTCTTTCAATGCCAGACATTACACGCTCCCCACGTTCATGCAACTCTGCAACCTTAGAAGGTTCAACAAAACGCACACTATCTTCCTGCACAGCCGAAGGGTCAACTGCAGGATCTATTGCAGGGTCAACAACATCTTGAACAGGCATCTCACTGACAGCAAGTTGATCAACAAGTTCACACAACTCATAAACAGTTTCAGCAAGCGCAGCAATAGTTTCTAAAGCATGGCCTTTTAGACTGTAAGCCTTATCCTGTAATTCAGTCAAAACATAACCTTCCATTTGTCTAACATCAATTTTATCTGCATCACGAACACCAGCCGAATCAGATAAACCATTCACCCAAGTCTGACCAGGGTCACCGCCCCAAGCATCCCAAGCAACACGACCTGCACTCGGATAGCCTTCTTCACCACTATTGAAACCTGTAGCCTGCTTATCAACTTCATGCCTAGCAAAATAACTGATCATACGATTGACAGTATCGGCAGACACATCTGCACCCGAAGCAAGCTGACTAGCCCTAGCCCTACCAACATCAGTGAAACCTGAACCTGCATAACCATCAGCAATCCACTGCAAAGCCCTTTTAGCAGCTACAGCCACACCTTCAGGGGGCGAATAAGAACCTGCAGCAACAGCACGTTCCCCACCAACAGCAATACCTTCACTCAAAGAAACTGCCACCATTTGAGCAATCGCTTCAGCCTTAGTTTTATGCTTACCTAAAATTGCACCATCATCCTTGACAGTGTTCCAACCTGTAGGAACTTGCTCAATGAAATAA